CGCGCCCTGACAAGAAGTACGTTCACGTCTTTAAGAACGGCGAGCATTATGACGGTGTCTGCTTGTTCAACAAAGAAAGGGTCGTAAGTAAAAACGAGTTTGATTTCAGTACGTTTGTAAACAAGAAAGAAATCAACGAGCAGGCAAGTGTACCGAAATCGTATTATAAATTTACGATTGACAGTTACGAAGATTACTGCTATGCTTTAGAGAATACCGAATCAGACTTCTTCTGGGGCGTACCAAGTGATGTAGAAGTTTTGCCTGAGTTTGACTTTTCTTATCAGGTACCGAAGTGGCAGAAAAAATACACTCACACATTCTTAAACGGCGAAAGCTATGATGGTGTTTGCATATTTTCTAAGGAATATCCCCTAACAAGGGAAGAAGTAAACAGTAGACAGTATTTGAACAACCACGAAGTAAAAGAAGTCGCAAGCTACCCGAAACCTTACGATATTTTCTATCTCAACGAGTATGATGAATATCTTGAAGCTGCACAAAATGCGACTACTTCAATGTTTTGGGTGGTTAAGGATTATGCAAACATTGCTAGTTTTAATTTTGCATATCACGTTCCTGTATACGACATGTATGGTAAGAATACAACTCATGTCTTTCTAAAGAACAACAAGCCGAAAGGTGTGTTTTTGTTTAGTACAGAGAATCTAATTACAAGAAACGAGTTCAACTACGAATTCTTCATTAATAAGGTTGATATCGAAACCGAACTAGCGTTAGTAGAAAGTTAACCTTCGATTTCTAATAAGTCGATTACTTGCAAGACTGTTCGAAGTTTACTTTGAATGGTCTTGTTTTGTAATGTATTCCTCAAACCGTGATGCAAGGGTTTGGGCCATTTACTGAAGCTGACCCAAGCATAACCGTTGTGTTCGTGATTTAACGTAGGAATAAATTCTTCTTTAACGAGCGTTAAGTAAGTATGGAAATGAAAGTGCTCGTCGTTTGAGACAAAACTCTCAAGAGGCATAGTTTTGATGATTTCCACGTCACCGATTTCTTCTTGAATTTCTCGCTGCAATCCCTGCCACGGAGTCTCAGGACCTTCGTTAGTCCCGCCTACAAGGCCCCACTGATTTTTGTGGCGACCTTGTGTGCGATGAATGAATAGAAATCTTCTTGTGTCAAGTGCGTAAAACAGCGCACCACTGCAAACTATTTTGTCCATACTAATAATTAGCTGAATAGATCAAGACGCCATGCGCCTTTGGCATATTCGCCTTCCCAGCTTTTGATCCAGTAATCGCCTGTCCATTTGTATTGGAAACCAGTATTCAAATTACTAGTATAAACTGTTTCAGTCTCGTTGCTGGCATCAAACACAATGCGCCATTCAAGTAGTCCTGAAGTAGGATTAGTATTCCATTCAATGATATCATTTTCGCTTGCTACAAAGTCAGTTCCGTCTTGATTCTTCCAAGCGTCGGCGCCGTCGACGTTGTTTACATCACCAATATCGCCTAACAACAGTAGACGTAATCCTGGACTCTTAACCTGTGTAGGGTTAAACCTTGTAGGGTCAATGATGTAATCAATATTTGTACGTCCTTCAATAATAGTATCTTCCGGGATAGTGTCACTGTCCCAGTCAATGTTAACCTTAGTAGGGTCGTACTCGTCTAGTGCAATAGTTCCCACAATATAATTGCTTGTATCAGGAGACTGTAAAAAGATTCTGCTAGAACCGGCTTGATATGTGCCAGGATATGCTTCAAACAACGCTTCCCAGTTTACTGTGCCAACACTTTGCCCGTCAATAACTTCTGCTTGATCCCCGTTTACAAAGATACCATAATCTTTGTAAGTTGTGGTAACCACGGTTCTGTTATTACGAGTAATATCTGTATCAGTACGAGTTTCTGTTCCGTCTATATTCTCGTCTAACGTTCCTGTGACTTCAGCAGGCGGCGCAGTATCTGCCCACGCTGCTAACTCGGGTCCGCTGATTCCAAGTTCTACGCTTCCTTTTGATTCGTCGTAGATGCTGTTGATAATCTTCTGCACAACGCCTAGCTTCTTAACCTTAACTGGAGATGAGATCCATATAGGCATACTAAACGTTAACGTCGCAACGTCAATCTCGCTGTCAACGCCTACTGGTATTGAACGAGAACTAACGACAATGTTATCAAGGTTAACTACAGAAAGGCTAGTCCAGTCGATGAAGTTGTCTGTTGTTTGTATCTCAAGTGACGGATTGAACAGAGCTAATATCTGCTCGAGTATCTGTAATTTTTGCTGAGTATTTGAAGCCCATATATCTGCATTCACTCGTAGAATATAAGGACTTGGCATTAGTCGTTCAACAGTGTAGTTCTGTCCTTGTGTGTTCAAGTACTCTTGATTATTTTCGTCAAACGCACGTTCTCGAACACTGACTTTACTAACTAATGTCCTGTCTCTAGTTCTAGTACGATCCATTTCTAACGCAGTCATATATACTGCCATTCTCGGTGCACTTGGAACCTTGTTCTCCGAATTGTCTCTAATAATGTTAGATACCTGTCGAGTTAAGTCACCGTACATAACAGGAATTTGCCGTAAATTGCCATTAGCGTCTTGTACAGAGAAATTACTCAGTAACCTAATAGTTTGAGTAAGGTATCGTCTTATTTGCCCGTCGTAAAAGAAATCCAATCTATTCTCCGTTATTAATTGTCAGCTCTTGGCTTTAACGCCTTAGACAAGCTCTGCTTCTCTGGGAATGTCTCGCCTGCTACTGTTGTTGTGTTGTCGTTGTTGATGAACGTACCTTGCTGTGTTTGTCTGTCCGAACCGTTTGTCATTGTCATTCTAACATCGTCGTAAATCTTCTTCCATCTGTTACCAGTGAACTGGAACATCCTGTTTGGAATAAAATCGGTTCGTAAGAAGTAATCACCTTCAACATTGTCTTCGGGGAAGTGTATACCCATACCAAATGCTTCACCGTTCGGTGCATTAGCATCAGTAATCAAATAGCCTTCGTAACCTAATCTGTTGGGTTTACCGTACACACCGTCAGTAGTTACAGTGAACGCGCTTGTATCAATCTCTGTTTCGTCAACAGTCTGTAATTCAACACTTCCGTCTTCGTTTAGTGCAACAGTATAAAGATGTGAAACGTCAAATCCGCTCTGCGGAACATCTTCTTCAGCTTCTGCAACCACACCGTTGCTAATCTGCATCTCTCTTTCGTAGGTACTTAGCAAGTCTCTTAGTGTGTTTTCACCGTAGCCCTGCCAGAAACCTGTGTTCGTAGGAAGGTTTCCATTTGTCTCATTGGTGACTTCGTATAGTACGCCTTTGTATCTCACTACTTGACCCACTGCATACGTTTTGTCAGGGTCGTATTCGCCTTCAAAGAGGTCCTCGTCCTCTGGCTTGTTAAGGATATCTGAGAACTCTTGTGTGTCTGTTAGCTGTTTCATCTTAATTCTGTATAGATGCGGGTACCACGTAGGTGTAAAGCCTTCAGCAGCTCTGTTAACGTCCTCAACCACGTAAAAACGCTTGAGCGCAGTCTTATAATCGTTCGCAGCATATTCATCTTCTAAGTGAGGAAGTTCGATAACATCTCCACTCATAATCTTTCGTCCAAGTGTTTTAACCGAACTTGTGATATGAATAGTCATAAAAAGTGTGTCGTTACTAAGGAATAAACCAAACTGTGATAAGTCAAAGTCGATATCTTGTACGTTGTAGATACCTCGTAGACGGTAGATGTCGTTGTCGTATTTCCTGTCCCTGTTTTCTAAGAACAGCAAGTCTTGAATCTGCGTATGATCCTTGACAACCTCGCCGTCGTCGGTACCTATATATTTGTGTACCAGTATATCTGTTCCGCCTACAGTAAACGATTCATAGATTATCTTGTCTAAGAAATAGTAATCATTTCCGCGCGTTGGTTTGTATAAGCTGAGTCTTGGCATTTTTATGTTAACCTTAGTTGTAATGTATTTATCGTAAGTCTTGTTGTAAGATAAATACTGTAGGAGAACTTCTATGACAGATACATCAATGCAAGACCAATTAGTACAACAGAAACAAGAAGTATTTGACTATGTGAAAGCCTTTTTAGGCGGCGGCATGGTTGATGTCGAACTTGATCCGATTCATTACGAAACAGCACTTACAAAAGCGTTAACAAAGTTTAGACAACGGTCGGATCATGCAGTAGAAGAGTCGTATCTCTTCCTTCCTCTTGTAATAGACAAGAACGATTACATTCTTCCTAAAGAGGTAATAGAAGTTCGTAAAATATATCGCAGGGGCGTTGGCTCTCGTTCTGGTGGCGGTGGAGCAGGCAGTGTGTTTGAACCGTTCAACCTTGCATACACAAATACGTATCTCCTTAGTGGGTCGTCGCAGCTAGGCGGTCTTGCTACATACGATTTCTTCGCACAACATCAAGAGCTTGTTGGTAGAATGTTTGGTTCGTTTATTGAATTTACATGGAACTCAACAACAAAGAAGTTAGTGCTGTTACAACGCCCGAGGGCAGGCACTGAAGAAGTTCTTATAGAAGCATATAACTATCGTCCAGACAGCCAGCTGTTAGCAGACTACCTTGCAAGTCAGTGGATCAAAGATTACACGCTCGCTGCCTGTAAGTATATGCTAGGCGAAGCACGCTCTAAGTTTGCTACCATTGCAGGACCACAAGGCGGCACCTCACTAAACGGCGACACCCTAAAAGCAGAAGCTCAAGCTGAAATGGAAAAGCTAGAGAAAGACGTTATTGAACAAGTCGGCGGCGGCGTTGGTTACTCCTTCCTGATAGGATAAACTGGTTGACGTCTTCTATATCTTACTGTATACTGTAAGAAAATAGGAGACAGACTTTGGTAATCCCACCTAAATTTATGATAATTGGCCACGCACGACATGGCAAAGATACTGTGTGCGAATATATTGTCAACAAGTACAAACTTGCATACGAGTCAAGCAGTCACTTTGCTGCTCGCAAATTCATCTTTAATAAGATGAAAGACATCCACGGTTACAAAACAGTAGAAGAGTGTTTAGAAGATCGTGTCAATTATAGAGATACATGGTATCATCTGATAGCCACTTATAACAAGGACGATCCTGCTCGCTTGGGCAAAGAGCTGTATGCAGAAAACGATATCTATTGCGGCTTACGGCACAAGCGTGAATTCCACGCTATGAAAAACCAAGGCGTGTTTGATTACGTGATTTGGGTTGATAGATCAGACCACTTACCACCCGAAGACAAGTCGAGCATGACTCTTGAGCCTTGGATGGCTGACTTTGTAATTGACAATAATGGTTCGTTAAAAGAGACACAGCATAATACTCGAGACTTAATGGACTATCTGTTAGTCAAGGACTTAGGATACCACGCAATAGACGTACTTACAACCCGTCAATGATCGGGCGTTAAATCGCCCTGTCGCCACTGTACACCTGTTTTTTGTAGAATACGTTGGCAGTTTGCGCAGACAGTTTTTAAGTTATTTGGACGGCAGTTTTCTAAGTCGCCGTCCACATGATACACATCGAACTGTTCAGGATGTCTACTCTTGTACCCGCACTTCTCACAGAAGTCCTTCTTTTTATACCCTCTATAAAACCATCGTGGTGCCCTACCATTTGCTTTGGCTCTTGAGCAAGATTCGCACTTTGAACGATAATAAGGAGTTCCGTTCTTATAATAGTTCACTGCACATGGCTTTCTTCGGCATGTTTTACATAAAGGTCGCATAGTCGTATATTTAGCGCCTTTTCCACCCCTTTTCTCCTGCGATTACACGGGTATTTTACTGTTTATCCGCTAAATACTAATAACGGAAATAACGGAATTACCGCTCAAAGGAGAAATAAAAATGGCATTAGTATCACCAGGTGTAGAAGTCAATGTAATTGATGAATCGTTTTACACGCCGGCAGCGCCGGGCACCGTCCCAATGATATTTGTTGCTTCTGCTCAGAACAAAACAAACGGCAGCGGCACAGGAATTGCTCCAGGTACACTGGCAGCTAACGCAGGTAACCCATACTTGCTTACATCACAGCGTGAGCTTGTAGAAACTTTTGGTGATCCACTATTCTACACTGACGCAAACAACAACCCAATTAACGGTGGCGAACTCAACGAGTACGGTCTTCAGGCAGCTTATTCTTTGCTAGGTGTTAGCAGCAGAGTTTATGTTACAAGAGCTCCTATTGACTTAGGCGCACTTCAGCCGCAAGCATCAGAGCCAGGCGCAAATCCAGACAATGGTACTAACTGGTTAGACACTCAAATCACCCAGTGGGGTATCTTTGAGTGGAACGGCGAGCCTGCAAACGTAACTGGCGGCCAGTCATTTACTGTTCAGACTCCGATTGTTATCACTGACTCAACCCAACTAGTTGGCGGGCAGGCATCAGCTGCTCCAAAAACAAGTGTTGGTGCAATTGGTCAGTATGCTGTTAAAGCAACAACTAAGAAAATCACAATCTACTACAAGACCAGCGACAACGAATGGGTAGTAGTAGGCAGCCCACAATGGAAGAGCAGCATTCCTTTCCTAACAGGCGGAGCAATTGACAGTGGCGCAGCAGTAGGCGGCGGCAACGGCAGCTTCGATATCACTGTAGGCGGAACTACGGTAACTGTTGACGAAGTGTCAGGCGGCGACTTAGACGCACATATTACTGCTATTAATACAGCAGCAGGTAGCTTGGGTGTTTCTGCAGAAAACGACAACGGCCGTGTAGCATTGTTTAACGATGGATCTGTAGCAGAAGAAGTTACACTTGGTAACGACACAGACTTGCTAGTTGAGTCTAAGTTGAATATCCCAACTGGTACATATTCAGCACCAGCAACACAAGTTAGCCCACACACTAGCGTACCTCTGTTTAAGACAGCGGACGAAGATCGTCCATCAGGTAGTGTTTGGTTGAAGACTACTGAGCCTAACCTAGGCGCACGTTGGAGATACTTCCGTTGGAACAGCGAAGTAGAACTGTTTGACACAGTTGATGCACCGTTGTACGCAAACAACGCAACTGCTCTATATGCTCTTGATCGCGCAGGCGGTGGTATTAACCTTGCAGCAGGCACGACGTATGTTCGTTACAACTCAGAAAACAGAGACCCAGCAGAAGGCGAATTCAGAATTTATTCTAGAGCGGCTGTTGGCGCAACGACTGTTACAAGTAACGCAGTTAGTGATCAGCTTTCGGCACAGAGTTACACAGTAACAATCAGTGAGACTAAGCTAGGTCAGCAGACATATTCTGCAGACGTAAATGTTGTTGTAGCAGCAAACGGTAACTCAGACGACGCTGATGCGATTGCAAGTGCAATCAACGCAGCAGGATTTGATAACGTAGTTGCAAGTGTTGACAGCCAGAACCGTGTTGTTATTACACACGAGCGTGGCGGCGACATTCGCTTTACAGACACAGACGGCCTAATGGGCTTGATTGGTTTCGTAGCATATGATCCAAACAACGTAAACACTACAACAGCTAACCTATACGCAACAGAAGGTGACAACGTAGGCGACTTGATCGCAAGTAACTGGAAGGAAGCTAGCTTCGTAGCACAAGAAGATGCTCCGCAGAACTTGGCGTCAGACGGCGAACTATGGTACAACTCTGTAGTAGACGAAGTTGACATCATGGCACACAACGGTACTACTTGGGTAGGTTACAAAACTGCGTATCCTGACACAAACCCAACTGGTCCTATTGTGAGCGCTACAGAGCCAGAAGAACAAACTGACGGCACTGCACTTGTAGACAACGATATTTGGATTGACACCTCAGACATTGAGAACTATCCGACTATCTATCGTTTCAACGCTCTAAGAGCTCGTTTCGAACTTGTTGACAAGACAGACCAAACAACAGACGAAGGTGTGCTATTTGCAGACGCACGTTGGTCAACAAGCGGTGTAGGTTCAGGCACAGCAGCAACAATTGAGCAATTGCTTGACAGCGATTACTTAGACCCAGACGCACCTGATCCAGCACTATATCCACGTGGTATGATCTTATTCAACCTACGTAGAAGTGGCTTCAACGTTAAGCGTTTCGAGCGCAATTACATTGATCAAACTGAAGACAACATTCGCTTTGGTGACGAAGCAATGGCAGATTACTACCCACACCGTTGGGTTACAGAATCAGCTAACCAGAATGACGGTTCAGGTAGCTTCGGTAGCACAGCACAGCGTAAAGTTGTTGTACAGTCGCTACAAGCAATGGTTAACAGCAACGATGCAATCCGTGATGACGAATCACGCTTGTTCAACGTGCTAGCAACTCCAAACTATCCAGAGTTGATCGGCGAAATGATTAGCTTGAACAACGATAGAGGCATTACTGCATTCATCGTTGGCGACAGCCCAATGACATTGCGTCCAGATGCAACTTCACTAAACGAGTGGGGTACAAACGTTCGCCTAGCTGTTGAAGACAACGACAACGGACTTGTTAGCTTCGACGAGTACTTGGGTGTTTACTACCCAGCAGGCTTTACAAGTGATAACGCAGGCAACAACGTTGTTGTTCCAGCAAGTCACATGGCACTACGCACAATCGCACTAAGTGATCAAGTGAGCTACCCATGGTTTGCTCCAGCAGGTACACGACGTGGTGGTGTTACTAACGCAACTGCAAGTGGTTACATCAATGACGAAGGCGAATTTGTTAGTGTTTCACTTAACGAAGGTCAGCGTAATACGCTGTACAGCAACAGCATTAACCCAATTACATTCTT